ATATTCTATTTGGTTGTACAAAGGCGGTGGTAATTGTCAACATTTTTGGTTAAGAAGAATATATAAAACATCATTAAGAAATGCAAAGAATAAAATTAGTGATAGTCAAATAATAGGATATACAAAAGCAAGAAGTGAGGGGTTTACAGCAGAAAAAAATGATAATTTAGTAGCAAGACCACCAAAAAGAATGGCAAATAACGGATTTTTAAATTAAACTATGGCATACGTATTATTTATATCAGAACAAAAATTAAAAGATAGTACAGCAATCAATTTAAATGTTGATGTTGATTTATTATTACCTTTTGTTTTACAAGCACAAAGACTTTATGTTGAAACAAAGTTAGGTACAGAACTTTATGAAAAATTAGAAACGCTTATTTCAGGGGGTACAATAGGTGATGTAGGTAATGAAAACTATAAGAAATTAGTAGATGAATATATTGGTGATTTTTTGCCTAATATGGCTTTATATCATGCAATCCCTTTTTTAAGGTTTAAAGTAGAAAATGGTAATATATTTAGTAAAAGTTCAGAAACAGGTACAGCATTAACAACAGAAGAAGCACAACATTTGCGAGAAGAAGTTAAAAATACAGGTGAATACTTTATGCAAAGAATGATTGATTATATAAAAAACAATGTTAGCTTATTCCCTGAATATTCAACTAATAGTGGTGCAGATGTATCACCTGATTCTAATGCTTATTATGCTGGTATGAATTTAGAAAAACCAATGCAGAAAGGATCAAAATTAACACTACGAGATTTTTTAACTCCTGATATTAGTTACTAATGAAAAGAAGATATAAAGTAAAAGAAACAAATAAAATTAAATTAAGAACTTTTTTGAAAGGTAAAAATAATAATACAAATGAAAGAAGTACAAGACACAGCGCAGGTAGCAATCGCTAATGGTTCTGCAATAGGTATATCATTAGTAGAAGCCAATGAAATACTTACATTTATATCGCTAACATTAGCAATATCATTTACAATCTATAAATTTATATTATATGAAAAAAAGAAAGCTAAATAGTAAAAACCCTAAATATCAAAAAAAAGAAAAAGAAGAAAAAAATGTTTCTAAAAAACTTGTACAAGTTCTTGACAATGGCACAAGAATTTATACAGTCAATACGCTCTAATAAATTGCAGTTAAAATATTTTAATTTAAAAGAATTTGATAGTCCTGATGAACCAGGATCAGGTTCTAAAATGAATAAAAAGTTTTTAGAAAAACTTGACTATGCAAGGCATAATGCAGGTGTTCCATTTAAAATTAATAGTGGGTACAGGTCTAAACATTGGAATGACAAAATACTAAAAGCTAGAATAGGTTCTAGTCATAAATTAGGACTTGCAGCAGATATACGTTGCACAAACAGTGGTGATAGAGCATTAATAATAAAAGCATTATTAGATGTTGGAATTAATAGAATAGGCATTGCAAAGACTTTTATACATTGTGATGTTGATAAACAAAAAGACCAAGATGTATTTTGGCTTTATGATTAAATAACTTTGAATACTAACTAAAACAAAAAAAATGAACGAATTATTAAAAAACTTTCTAATTGGAAAAATTTTAAAATCTAGAAAAGCATGGTACACTATAACAGCTATACTTGTGCAATTCTTACATGAATCATTTGGACTTGATCCTGAACAAACTACTGCAATAATGAACGCTTTAATTGCATTAGTAATAGGTCAAGGAATAGCAGATAGTGCAAAGAAATAATAGATACAGATTAAAACCTCATGAAATAGAGGTGATAAAAAAAATGCGAGAAACCGAAGCTAGAAATGTTCTAGTTATCGGGGACTTGCATGAGCCATTTTGTTTAGATAGATATTTAGATTGGTGTGTTATACAACAAAAAAGATGGAATTGTACTGATATTGTATTTATAGGTGATATAGTAGATAATCATTATAGTTCTTTTCATGAAATAGATATAGAAGCAGAATATACAGGTAAACAAGAATTAGAAGTTGCTATAAAAAGAATTGCAAGATGGTATAAGGCATTCCCAAAAGCAACTGTTATTTTAGGCAATCATGATAGAATGATTATGCGTAAAGCACAAACATCTTTAATACCAAGTAAATGGATTAAATCATACAAAGAAGTTTTAGAAGTACCTAATTGGAATTTTGTTGATAGATTAGTTATTGATGATGTACAATATATTCATGGTGAAGCAGGTACGGCAAGAAGCAAATGTCGTGCAGATATGATGAATACAGTACAAGGTCATTTACATACACAATGTTATATTGAACATTATGTAGGGCAAAACTTTAGAGTATTTGGTATGCAAGTTGGTTGTGGTATAAATCATGATACATACGCTATGGCTTATGCTAAACGTGGTAAGAAGCCTTCTATTGCTTGTTCTGTTGTTTTAGGTGGTACTATACCTATTAACCTTCTAATGCCCTTATAATGGCTAGAATCCCTAAATACCCTGATTGGATAGATACTTACAGATTAATAGTGTTATATACTATAATAATGCTAATAGTCTTTTTACTATCTCTATAAACACTAATTAACATACTTATTGTTAATAACTTTGTAAATAAAAGTGTTAATAACTAATTTTATTTATTACATTTGTACCATATTAATCAAGATAATAATAAAATGACACAATACAAAATAGTAAATAGAACATCAAGAAAAGAACAAATATTAAATTATGATGAATTTATTAGATTTATGGATAAGAACAGTATGCGAGAATATACATATACGCCTATAAAGTCTGATAATGATAAATTACAAGAAACCTTAAATCAAATATCACTAGGTATTTTGGGTTTTTTATTTGTTATATATACAACTAAAATTATAATGCAATGGATATAGATTTCAATAAACCTGCAAATTGCGCATTTACAAACAAGCCACTAGACAATAAAAAAATAAAAGTTGTTGATTGGTTGCTAAAACCTACATTACAAGCAAGTAGTTCTTATTGTTATGATCTTAAAAAAGGTTTTGCAGATTATAAAAAAGTAAGTGATTGTGTACGTGTTGTTGGTACAGAATTACAATTATATAACTTATTTTGTTATATGTTACACAATCATGGTTGGCAACAGCAAGATAGTTGGATAGTAGAAACAACAAAAAAATACATAAAAAAATATAGAGAAAACAATAATAAACCAATAATATTGTAAAATTAATCAATCAAATAAATAAATAAATATGAAAACTAGTAAAATTAAAGAAGTAAAAAGAGTGAGTGAGCCTTATGGTAAATTTAATACATTATACCATCATTTAGTTATGGAAAATGGAGATAAAATTGATATAGGTAAAAACAAAAAACAAGAAGTAGGAATGGAATTAACTTATGAAATTACAGGAGATGTAGGGCAACACCAATTCACAAAAGCTAAATCTGTAAATCCTAATTGGCAAAATAACAACAATAATTTTAGAGATAATCTTAAAAAACAAATAAAAATAGAAAGATGGGCAGGGTTAACAAGGTCAATGGCTTGGTTTACACTAATGAATATAAAGCCTGAATCAGATGAACAAATATTTGCAAAAGCACTAGAATTAATAGATTGGGTAAATGATGAACCTAAACAAACATCTGTTAAAACACATTTAGAAAATATGCAAAAAGATATAGACGATTTACCATTTTAATTATGACAGCTAAAGATAATTTTATAAATATATGCAATTTAACTACAAACATTTTAGGTTTGCGTAAAGGATCATTATCTTATAAAACTAGAATGCAACCTTTACAAATAGCTAGGATGATTGCTGGAGTAATTGCAAGAAAAGAAGAAAACATAAATCGTAAAATTATTGCAGAAGTTTTAAATAGAGATAGAACATTAATTTATCATTATGAAAAACAGCATGTTAATAATTATGCTTGGCAAGAATATAGAGATGCTTATAACAAAGTATATTTGGCATATCATAAATTAGAAAACAATAAAAAATTATTTGATTGTCCAAAAATAATGAAAGAATTTTTGTTAAGAAAAGGAGTTAAAGAACATCCAAAGCAAGATTTAACAATAATAGTTAAATCAGGTGATGTAGGTTGTGGTATAAAAACATCTTATTTTGACTTTTCTAATCAATTAGATAAAATAAAAAAAGTTTTAAAAGATGAAAATTATAAATTTACATTTGAAGATATAGTTGTAAAAAAATGACAAAGCCTAATTACTATGCAATAATACCTGCAAAGGTTAGATACTCTAGCTTGAAGCCTAATGCAAAACTTTTATATGGCGAAATAACTGCATTAAGTAATAAGCTGGGGTATTGCTTTGCAACTAATAATTACTTTGCAGAATTGTATGGAGTCAACAAAAATACTGTTTCTAGATGGTTAACTGATTTAAAAAAATTAGGTTTTATAACTATTAAAATAGAAAGAGATTCTAACAATGAAATAACAAAAAGGATTATAGGTATTGACAAAAAAGACGATACCCCTATTGACAAAAAAGGCAAAGGTAATAATACAAGTAATATTAATAATACAAGTAATAATATATATATAAAGGAAAAATTTATTGCTGAAGTTATGAAATATGATTACCCTAAAGATATGTTAGAAGATTTTATTAATTATTGGTGTGAGGGTAAAAATAAGATGCGTTATCAAAAACAAAGTACATTTGAAATAAAATTACGATTATTGCGCTGGGCAAAAAATCAAAAGAAATGGCATGGTAAAAAACAAACTATGTCAAAAATAGATAGTCAATTAAGTGAATATTTAAAAGGAAAAGAATTATTATGAAAAAAATTAATTATAGAAAATTATATACTAACAATATTGGTGAAATTCCTAAAGGTTGGGATATACATCATATAGATTTTAATCATGATAATAATAATTTAAATAATTTAATTGCAGTACCTAAAATGGTACATACTGTAATACATCAATCAGGTTATTTAAATAAAAAAGAAATAAAAAATTTAATTAAAATATACAATGAAAATATTAAGTCAAGAAAATATTAAAGATTTATCTACTAAAGTATATGATCTTATTAATTTAACATCAATAGAAATAGGACATCGAACAGATGGCAAAACAATGGCTGCACTTGCTAAAATATTTGCTAATGATTTAATTCAAGAAAAAAGATTTGGCAAGTTAACATTTAACCAAGTTCAAGATGCTTTCAGGTTGGGTGTAAGGTTTGGTAAAGATGAACCATTTTTAAATATTAGAACTTTTTACAAATGGTTGTATGCACATAAAAAAGTAATAGATCAAGCGTATTATGAAGTGCATACATTAAACAAACCAAAAGCACAAGTGCCATACTATCAAGAACCAATAAAACTACTTAAATAATGGAAACACTTATATTTATTAACGTGTTATTATTTTACTTATTATTTAGAAACAATCATAAATACTAAAATGAATGTATTAGAATTATTTGCAGGTAGTAGAAGTTTTAGCAAAGTAGCAGATAGTTTTGGATATAAAACTTTTACAAGTGATATAAAACCATTTGATAAAATAGATTATGTTACAGATATATTAAAATTTGATTGTGCAAAAGTACCATTTAAACCTGATTGTATTTGGTCATCTCCACCTTGTACTTTTTTTAGTGTTGCAAGTATTGGTAAACATTGGAACAAAGATCATACGCCAAAAACAAAAGAAGCTATTTTAGGTTGTAAGATAGTTATTAAAACATTAGAAATTATAGATTACTTTCAACCTGATTATTTTTTTATAGAAAATCCAAGAGGTAAATTAAGAAAGTTAAGTTTTATGCAAAAATTACCTAGAACAACAGTAACATATTGTAGCTATGGTGATAAAAGAATGAAACCAACTGATATATGGACTAATTATTTATTAAGTAATGATTTGTTTGGTGATAATAAATTACAAGGTTGGTTACCAAAACCTGTTTGCAATAATAGACAAAAAGACAATATATGTCATCATGAAAAAGCACCAAGAGGTTCTAAAACAGGAACACAAGGATTAAAAGATAATTATGAAAGAAGTAAAGTACCTTATGAATTATGTTTAGAAATTTTAAAATCAATATAATATGAAAACAAAAGAAGAAATAAAAATACTATTAACTAATGATGAAAGATTGCGTGATAGTGATGCAAAACTAATTGCTAGATTTTGGACTAATGAATTAAAAAGAAAAAATATAGATACACAAGATATAACAGCACATGAATTTTTAAAATTGTATGCTACAAATAAATTGCATAATGTTGAAGGACTTACAAGAATGCGTAGAAAAGTACAAGAAGAAAATGAACATCTACGTGGTAAATTTTATAAAGAAAGACAAACAACACAACAAGATAAAATGAAAAAAAAATTAGGTTACAATGTACACATGAGTTGTGAACTAAAAAAGAAAAAGTCAAATTACCCTATTCAATGGTTGTTTTAATGAAAAAAACTATTAGTAAATTAAAAAAAGAACTTGATAAATGGTTTAGTCTTTATATAAGATTACGTGATGCAACAGAACAAGGAATAGCACAATGCTTTACATGTGGTAAAATAGATCATTACAAAAGATTACAATGCGGACACTTTCAAAGTAGGCGACATTATGCAACAAGATGGAATGAACAAAATTGCCAAGTACAATGTGTAAAATGTAATATGTTTGAACAAGGTGAACAATGGAAGTTTGGCATAAAACTTAATGCTAAATATGGTGAGGGTACAAGTCATGAATTGCAAATGTTAGCACAAACAACAGCAAAAAGAATGCGTTTTGAATATGAAGAAGATATACTTTATTATAAAACTCATGTTAATAACTTAAAAAAAGAAAAAGGCATTGAATAAATATTTTTTTAATTTTACAAAATGAAACATCTAATATTTGCTAGTCATAAACACAAAGCAATAATTCAAGATTTTTTAACTATGAATAAAGACTTTGTAAAAGACGTTGCAAATGATACAAGATGGCAAAACTATTTAGAGGTTTTAAACGTAGTAATAGAGTATCATAATAATTATGGTAAAGGTGCAAAAGAAAATAACTATTGGGATTGGCTAATGATAATACCAATTAATGTTTCTATATTAACTAATGGTTTTTTAGCAGCAATAGAAACTAAAAGAAACGCTACAATAGTAAAGTCTTATAGGGTAGTTTTAAATGAAATGTTACAAGATGTAGTTACAAAGATAGAAAAATTAGAACCAATAAATGAATAAAATTTATCAAATAATATCAGAACTAACAGATGATTTTACAGAAATGTGTTATGGTATTACAAATGATAAAAACACTATTGATGATGCAGTACAAGAATTGATGTTGTATTTTATACAGATGAATCAACAAAGTTTAAGATCAATATATGAAAAGGATGGTGAAAAAGGTTTGTTAAGATATGGTGCAGTAGTTTTAAAAAGGTCATTAACAAGCCCAAGAAGTCCATTTTATTATAAGTATAAAAAATATTATACACATATAAATATTAACTATACAACAAACAATACATATAACAATTTACAAAATTTACCTGAAAAAATAGAAAGGAATTATAAACAA